GATCCGCTTGTTGTCCTTGATCGGAACCTTTGACGGAGGCGTCACGAACGGGATCCCGTCGCCACCCTTGCCCTTGATAGCAAAAACGCGCTTGTTTTTACGCTCACGGCAGCGAGTGTATACCTCTTGGGTGTAATGGCCGCCGGAGTCCACGCAGGTGATCGAGATCCGCAGCCCTTTTCCGTCCTTGAAGCGGTAAACGTGGTCGATCACGTCGTCGAGCTGCTGCCATACCTCGTCGGTGTCTGGTTTTCCCATGATGTAGCCCTTTTTTATGCCCCACGTTTCACCGTAGAAGCCATGGCCCACGACTTCGTACTCCAAACGGTTGTCCTGAGTATCTACGCCGCAGGCGAGAACGAGAACGCCCTCCGGAACTTCGACGGGAGAGCCGTCGGCATTGGTGCCGTAGTCCTCGCGCCGGGCCAGCATGGTGTCCTCGTCGGCTATGTCGCCGCGATCCTCCCAGAGCTCGCCCAGCAGCGTGTTGTAAACTACTTTGAGCTTCTGCGGATCGTCCTTGGCTTGCAGGAATTTGAGCGCGATCTTTTCCCATGGAGTCCATGGAGAAGAAAAAGCGTTCAGCCAGAAGGAACGGACGCCCTCGTCGTAGGCCGCCGGATTCTCGGCGATCCACTTTGCGGGCTGCTTCCGCATTTTTTCCTCTGGCACTATGCAGCCGCAGGAGGGGCAGCACCATGTAATCGGGCCTACGATCTTGTACGCTTTCTTTCCGCGGACTTTGGCCACGGTATGCTCGAAGTGTATACGGTCGAAGGTGATCTCGCCGTACTCTCCACACTCAGGGCACTGGTGGCACCAGCGTTCCTGTGTGCCGAGGTAGTAGCTGCTTTCAATGTTCGAGGCGCCTTTTATGGTCGGGGTTGATACCTCGACGGCCTTCGCATTGTAGAACGTGGCTTGTCTGGCTTCGGCCAGAGCCCACGGATCACCCTCGGAACCGGCAGACACGGCCCAGCGGTCGCGCTCGTCGCCGAGAATGTAGCGGGCAGGGGTAGAAGCCAGAGCGGAGGCGCTGTTGGATCCTGTGATCGTGAGCATACCGCCGGGGAACGACTTCTGGAGGATCGTGTTCCCGGAGTCTTTGCTTTTGACGTCGGAAACTTTCGCCCTCAGCACCTTGCTGTCTCGTATCATGGGAGCGATACGGAGGCGCGAGAACTTCCGGGCGTCGTCGAGGGAGGGCTGGACGAACAGGATCGAGCCGGGATCTTGGTCGATAATGTAGCCGATTATGTTCAGCTCCAGCTCAGATTTTCCCACCTGAGACGCTGCCACCATTACGATCTTGCGGATCTTCGGATCCGTGAACGCTTCCATAGGTTCCCGCAGGTACGGCGTGCGCGAAGTGCGCCACGGGCCAGACTCCGCGGAGTTCTCCGGGGATAGGCGGCGGTGTCTATCGGCCCATTCGGCTACCGTCAGATCTTCGGGCGGTTTGAAGTTGCGAATGGCCGGTGCTATGGCTGCGTTGAGTTTTGCGGTGGCTTTTTTAGTCGTCGGCTTCACCGGCGGCCACTATGACGCCGCCCCAGCCTTCACGCCCCCGCCCCCGCCGCTGATATACCGCCGGATCGTAGTTGTAGTTTGCGAGCTCGTTCAGAATTTTGTAGCACTCCGCCCGGATCAGTGCCGAGGCTTCGTTGGCGCTTGCCACCTGCACAACGTCCATGGCCAAACGTCCGGGGAGTGCCATTATCATGCTGCGGACGGTGTAAACGAGGTCGTTCGTCACGGCCTCCACGTCCTCACTGCGGTGCATTTTGCCTTCGAGCTCTTTCAGTTGCATGGCTGCCATGTCTGCCTTGCTGCGTTTCATGTCAGCCTCGGCCCGCAGCTTCTCCATTTCAACCTGAGCAGTGTCGGCGCTTTTGGCTTCTCGGCCGTTGGCCTTGTCGCTCAGGTAGCGGATATAAGATTGCACCGTCGGAAGCAGGTCGAACATGTACGGCCGCTTTTCGGCGGCTGGAATAATTCCCTCTTTTGCGAGCTGCTGGATCCGGCGGTCGGTGACGCCGAACAGCTTCGCAATAATGGCAGCGTTTTGGAGATTCTGCTTACCTTCCGCCATGGCGCCACCTCCTTTCTTTGGGGCAGACGAAACGAAACGGCCTAAAAAATTTTTTCTGAGTCTGCGCGTGTTTTGGGCTCGCCAGCACCGCAGGCGTTTGGCGGCCCGGACAGTACCTTCGGGCTGCGGAAAATTTTCGGTGCGGTTGCTCGGTCGAGTCGCTTTTCCTTTTGTTTCTTTGCTTTGGTCGCTTTGTTTCGCTGTTCTTTGTTGCTGTTGCTTTTGGTTTTGCTTTGGCTTTGCTGTTCGATTGCTTCGCGCTTGGCTTGCTGCTTGGCGCGTGGTCGTTGGCTTGGCTTCGGCTCGTGAGCTCGGAGCGTTGGGCTACTTCATTACCTGATCTATGTAATGGTTGAAGCGTTCGCCGAGCTTCTCGGAGATCGTTGTCTCAATGGTTTGGCGTGCTTTGCCGTCAATCATCTGAGGCACGGACAGAGTACGCACGGCCTCGATCGGGGAGCGCCCCCTCCCGGTCTTTTGGAACGGAAGCACGGAGCCGCCGTTTCCGCCAGTGAGGAACACGTTCGAGCCGAGACTCACGCGCGATCCTTTGATGATCGTCGCCTTTACTTGGTACGGCCGCGGCGGTCGAACCATTGCGACGGCACCAGCCCCGGCGATCAGTTGTCCGGGGATTCTGATCGGCTTCTTTTGCTGAGCGCTTGGTCTGGACTTCGGGCTCATTTTGAAATGCGTCGGCGTCAGTGTCCGCCCCTTATAAACGAGGGAGGCACTATCAACTTGAACCCCCGCCACTTGGATTGAGCTCTGTCCCCTCCGAGGTTGTTGTTTGGCCTCGTTGATTGCGGCAGTGTCTACCCCGTAGTGTTCGCGGATTCCCTTCGATACCCACGCAGGCGCACGGCTCATAAAGTCGTTGACGGTTTTCTTGATTGCCGTCTGCCCGCCGTTCTCCAGCTTGTTGAGTCGCTTCACAATGTCCTCAGCTCCGGAGCATGTCACGGTGAAGCTGCCAGAGGTTCGGCGGCTTTGGCCTGTGTAGAATAGACCGCCCATGTGTTTGCTCCTTCCTGTGGAAAATTTGCACCCCTCCCAGTTCTTTTCTGAGAGTAGGCACATAGGAAAAACCGCCCGGATCTTTATCATGTCCCCGGACGGCTTTCGCTGTTATACAGAGTAGCACGGTGGTTTATCCCCTTTTATCCCTTTTTGTCCCTTTTTATCCCCCTGCGCGTGCGTGGGTGCCTTGCCTGCTGGCTTCCCTTGAGCGGGTGAGTATTTCTCCGAGCGCACAAAAAAGCCCGCCGTCGGCCTTCCTGTGGCTTCTGGCGGGCGTTGTTATCCCTGTTCCTGTTTTGCTCTGTATATTCTGGCCAGCGATTGAAGCGCCGAGCCGTGCAGCTTGAATGTTCTTTTGAGGTATCGCTGCTCGTGTTCGTCGTAGTCCTCCCGGCTACCATGAAGGGCGGCGCATACTGTCCACCAGTTCGCGGCGTCGAAGTAGTGCATTTCTAACACGGTCTGCTCGTCTGGCTTTTCCATTTCGGAGATCAGGGCCTCCAGTTCGTTGCGCTCCCGATCCTCGTCTGCGATCATTCGGCGGATCGTTTCCTCCAGTGTTACCTTCTGGATCACCTGCCGCTCCTGTTTGCTGGTGCCGTCGCCACTGCCTCCGGATATTCCGTCGAAGCTCGGCGAGGATATGGAGCCCATGACGGCCTCCAGATTCTCCAGCCTTTCGATCTGGTTGTCGATCCTGCGGTGGAGTGCTGCGTAGCTTTCCAGCTTTTTCTTGATCTCGTCGGTTTCCTTTGGCTGTTTTGCCTCACTGTTCTGGTGCATGGGTTCCACCTCCTTTCGCTGGTTTACTCCGTGAACATTCTCTCGAAGTGCTCGCGGCCCAGCTCTTTGCCCTTCCTGAACAGTCGGATCCCGGTCGTTTTGCCGGTTGTCCTTATGTAGCGCTTTACGATTGTGTCAACAAACTGAGGGCTCAGCTCCATGAGGTACGACTTCTGACCGATACTTTCCGCAGCGATCAGAGTCGTGCCAGAGCCTCCGAAGGCGTCCATGACTCCCTCGGCCCACTGTGTATTGTCCAGCAGCTTCTCCAGTATCTCCACCGGCTTTTGCGTCGGGTGGATCTTCGGATACTGCTTCGCATTGTCACGGCGCCACTCGAACCAGTTAAAGATCATGTGCCCCTTTCCGTCCTCTCCCGTATTGTTGAACTTGGGGAGCTTGTCCCGATAAAGAACAAGCGCATACTCCGTTGCGCCGCAAACCCTCATGTTTGCTTTCAACGCCTGTGCA